AGGTGAGCTACATGTTGATGAGTAAAGCCGAATACGCCAAATACAAAGGCGTAAGCCGCCAGACAGTTTACGACTGGCTCGAGAAAGGCGAAGTGGTCATGTCCGGTAAAAAAATTGATGTGGAAGCGACAGAGCAGCGGAACAGCCCACCAGCACAGGGGAAAGACACCATTTCTGAAATGTGGCCAGAAAGAACGCTGGAAATGACATGGGGCGAGTTCTGGAAAGCAGTTAAGGCCAGAGACGGTAAAATTCCTGCGCCAGTAACGGACGAGGGCATACAGCAGCGTGTGCTGTATGCAGCCGGGGAATTAGGCTGGGAAGTGCACTTTCTTGATGATGGTGCTATCTGTCTTGAGGATGATGAAGGGCAGCATTACTTTGAAAAATACAATTTGCGAGGTAATGCCAGGCTGGCAATTCGTATGCTGCGTTGCGAACTCTGCTATGTTGCCAGCGATTGTCCCGATGAACAGGACACATGGAGTGAGGCAGGACTAAACGCCCTGGCTGAATGGGAAAAATCAGGCCATCAATGACCTCAAAAAGTGTCAAGTTGAGCAGTTTGCCAGGTTGACACTTTACACTCTGAACGCGAAAAAGTGTCAACCTCGCTGGATGCCTCGCCATTACTGGCCTTGTACCATATTCACCACGTCAAAAAACCGAAAAAATAGCGAAAAGTGTCAAGTTGCCATGCTTAGAAATGCTAAGGTTTGATAAGGTTTTTCGCGAAAAAGTGTCAAGTGTGTCAACCTGCGGTATTAAGATTTATTAAGGTCTTAAGCCGGAAAGTGTCAACCAGCCCCTAAGATTTCCTAAGGTGTAAATCATGACCATCACCGAAGCCGATATGCTGGAGATGCTCCGCAGCATTGCCGAAATCAAACAACCAGCAAGCAAAATTAACAGGTGTTCAGCGCCTGTTTCCGTTGTGCTGCAACAGGAACGCCACCAGCATGATGATGTGAGGCCGTATCAGTGGAAGAAACCGGACAGGCTGCGGCGATAAAGGGTTGTTTAAAAGGTAGTTCAAAATTGAGTTCGCTAGCCGTCTAGCTTATCGATGCGTTAATTGGTTGATATTTTTTATGTCGTAATATTGTGTTCTGTGGCTGGTGGGAGTTTATGTTGAAAACTACCGATTCTGATAGGCTTTTTGCCATACGTATGCAGGAGAATTGACCATGTGAAGCAGGCAGGCATGTTGAGGAGAGCACTTACGCAGGATTGCTTAATCATTATTGAAAGACTCTGTGTTTCAAGTATCCTAATCAGTTAACTTCAGGAGCAAATTTTGAGCTTATACGGATCCCCGTATTATGAGCCTCAATTGAAAATTTTGGGTAAGTGATTTAAAGATGATTGCAGGCGCGAAAAGAGGGAGAAACGAACGCAAGGGGCTTCACTCTTGGCATCCATACTATGCGGGCTATTCAGAGTCATTTGTGGCTTCTGTTTTGCAGGCTGAAGGAGTTAAGTCGTCCGCTACCGTTCTTGATCCTTGGATGGGAAGCGGTACCACTGGTATAGTTTGTCAAAAGCAAACCATAAAGTGTATTGGAGCAGATATTAATCCTGTTATGAGCTATTTTGCTGCAGCCAAAAGTAGGGATAATATTTCAGCGCTGGATTATACCGGAGAGCAACTCCTGGAAAGGATACTGCTTTGCTTTAGAAAAAAAACAAAAGATATAACTGAGTCATCGAAGGGCTATCCACTTATTGAACAGTTACAAAAGTTTTATAAATGTATCTGTGATCAGTTTATGGATAAAGGACAAAATGATATCGTAAATCCTTTAAAAGCATTTTATTGCAGTGTTTTATTTTATACTGTTCGCAATGTCCTTGATGTTAGGTCAACTTCAAATCCTACATGGATTTCTAAAAAAGTAGACTTTAATAATAAATTTGATATTTGTTTTGAATATAATAAAAATTTTAAAATTATGCGTGAGCAGTTAAGTGAATATTATGGCAGCGCTAATGGGGGGGCATGTTACTCGATTTTAAACGTGGATAGTAAAAAATTAAATATTAAAAGTAACACAATTGATCTTGTTATTACATCGCCACCGTATTTAACACGAATAGACTATGCCGTTTCTACTCGTCTTGAGTTGGAAATAATTTTAGGGAGTGAGGGATATAAGTCTCTTAGAAAGGAAATGATGGGCACGACGACTGTGCCTAAAGTTGCGGATGAAATTAATAAAAAATGGGGGCCATTGTGTATGGATGTTTTGTCATCGGTAACATCGCATACATCAAGAGCATCTGGAAGTTATTACCTTAAAAATAAAATTAGATATTTTTCTGATGCGTATGAGTCATTAATGGAAATCTTTAGAGTTTTAAAGGTAGGTTGCTCTGGTTATTTTGTAATACAAAATTCATATTATAAGGAAATAGAGATTCCGCTTTATGATATTTATTGTGAAATGGCGCTTTCTATTGGGTTTTCAGAAGCGAAATGTGTGAGAGAAGATCAAGTTAAAGCAATATTTGGACAAATAAATACCAAGTCAAAAAATTATATTAAAGATAAAGTTTATTTTGAAAAAATCATAAGGATAACAAAATGAATGACGTAACTAAATTGCTATCTCAGATAGATGAAAAAAGAGATGAGGTAGTAACTGATTCTTATACCATATCATGGCGTGAAGTAATTAATCTATATAAAGAAAATGAGATAACCATTTCTCCAGACTACCAAAGGCTTTTTCGTTGGGATAACGCAAGACAAAGCCAATTTATCGAGTCATTACTTTTAAATATACCTACGCCAACACTTTTTTTCTACATTGATAATAATGGTAAGCAGGAGGTTATCGATGGATTGCAACGTGTGAGTACTATAATTAGATTTTTTTCAGAGGATATTTTTAATAAGGAAGAAATAGATAATGCAAAGAAACAAAACTCTGTAAATGATGTCCGTAATCCAACTGTTCTTGATGATGTGCCTATAATTACAGAATTAAATGGATGGACTGCAAAAGGATTGCCGGACAAAGTTAGCCGAACTATAAAAAATGCGCGAGTAAATGTTGTTATTTTGGAGCAAGAAACAAAACCTGAAACTAAATATAATGTTTTTAAACGACTGAATAGGTCTGGTGTTCGTTTGAGTGACCAGGAAATACGTAATTGCATGGCTAGATTAGCAGGGAATGAATTTGCAGATCGCTTACGTAAGATGGCCGAAATTGATGGTATTGTTCAAGCTCTTGGAATAAATGAAGATGGCCAAAAATCTCAAGGTGTTGAGGAAGCTTTGCTACGAGTTATGGCATCTTTGACTTATGCGGATAAATTTAGCCATAGTGTAACTGACTTTTTGGATGAATTTATGTTCTACGCGGCAGAACATAATGTTATTGATATTAATTTTGAATTAAAAATAAAAAGAACTTTTGATTTGATAAATATTGCTGGTTTATCTGGTAAAGCATTTAAATTTAGAAAGGATGGTGCTCCAAGTGGCCCGTTTAGTACTAATTTATTAGATGTTGTTGCTGTTGGTATTTTTAGTAATGTAGATAATTTAACACCTGCTGAGGTGGCGAAAAGATTTGATTATTTAATGGATGGTGAGATCAAAGAATTAAGAGCTTGTACTGGTTCTGGATCTAATACTAAAGCCAAATTAGAGAAAAGAATCGCTCTTGGGAAGAAGGTGTTTGGATAAAATGAGAATATCAGATTTCGATGATTTCAAGGTGATGTTGGAAAAGACGAAAAATGAAAGTCTTGGATTCCTTGAGAGCATAAAGTCTATTAATGAGTTTATGTCGAGATCAGGTGATAAAGACAAGGAGGATATGTTTAGAATAATATCGGTCCCAATGATTTATTCTTCTTGGGAGGGTTTTTTTACTGAAACAATGTCAGTTTGCTTAAATACATTGAAACTCTCAGATAGAGAGGCATTTAGATACTCTGCAGAAATTCGAGCACTTTGGTTGCAACGAGAACCATTTTATAGCAAGTATGTAGATATGATAAAAAATATTTATGATGCTGACTCACACCGAAGCATTGTCCATAATGGCGCCCAAATAAAAAAGAAAGTTACGAAGGGGGCGTTTAAACTAACAAGTGAGGTAATTCAACACATTGACAGGTTTAATAAATCCACATTATCAGATTGCGATGTTTCTGAATTAGTTATGACATTTTCCAATGTGAATGAAATGGTTGTCAAGGTGAATTTCGATGCTATAGGTTTGGATTATTCATCACTTGATTTATCGCAACTAGGTGAGGTTGTTGGCCTTAGAAATTCTTTGGGACATGGGGAGTTTAAAAGTAGTGTTAACCCTAGGAAATTTAATTCAATAATTGTGTATGTGGAAAATCTGATCATCGATTTGAATCAATGTGCTATAACGTGGTTGGATAAATTAGAAGATGAAATAACTAAGCCTGAAGATAATGAGACTATTCAGTGAGTGAAAGTTAGATAACTCCAGTTGTAAGCAATTTTAATTGGGGTTATCTAATGACAACCCTTAAAATTATTAATATATTCCAGAGCTTCACTGCCACATCGACTTCATTTATCATAGTAAATACGTTGAACTATTATACTCTTTTCTTATATCATTTTTATCGTAATGGACTCAGGTTGCTTCAATAACTTATATCATTAGTTGTAGCATCGGCAATAGGGCACAAAATAGGGGAGTACAGGAGAGTCAATTTTTTGCACAAATCATGGTATAGAAAATTTGTTGGGGGTACTTTTGGGGGTATCTGTAAAAATGGAATAGGTAAATTCGGTTAAATATCATGCATTTATGATGTGTGTTTTTCTCCTATTATCGCACCATTTAAATCAATAAGTTACACATCATTAGTACCTTCCTTATTTTTTGACTGGGACAAATTTGGGACCGATGGGTTCAGGATCGAGTCTATTTGCCGTGCGTGTTCGGTAAGGTGATTAGGTGCAAGGTGAGCATATCGACGAACCATTTCGATAGACTCCCAACCTCCCATTTCCTGTAACACTGACAACGGGACTCCGGCTTGAACCAGCCAACTTGCCCAGGTGTGTCTCAAGTCGTGAAATCTGAAATCATAAATACCAGCCCGTCTCAGCGCCGCTTTCCAGGCTGTGTTTGCGTCATACCGCATCTTCCTTACTGTTGGCGCTTTCGTTCCGTCTGGTTTGGTACAGCTTTCCTTGTACACAAATACCCAACGGTGATGATTCCCGATTTGTTTTTTCAATACGCGACATGCAGTATCATTCAGCGCAACGCCAATTGCGCGGTTTGATTTACTCTCTTCCGGGTTTATCCATGCCACCCGGCGCTGCATATCTATTTGTTGCCATTCAAGGTTGATGATGTTCGAGCGTCTTAAGCCTGTTGCCAGTGCAAATTCAACAACAGACTTTAATGGCTCCGGACATTCATCAATCAGCCTTTGTGCTTCATGGGGCTCCAGCCAGCGGATCCGTTTATTCTTTGGTTGAGGCACTTTAATAATTGGTGCCTTATCCAGCATTTTCCATTCACGCTCTGCGGCTCTTAGCAGGGCCTTTATACCTTTATAAATGAAAGATGCGTAGCCTTCGTTGCAACGGACGCTGGTTTTGGCGTGTATTCTGGAACAGGTTTCCCTTTTTTTCTGCATGCTTCTGCCCTGAGTTTCCAGTTTTCCTCATGACGCCGGTTTGTCATTTTCTGCATCGCTGAATAAATTTTTGATTCAGTGATGTCTCTTAGTTGCATCCCTGCGAAATGTTGAAGCCAGAATCCGATCCGGCTTTTGTCATCGTCCAGTGATTTCTTATGTGCTTTCTCTTCGAGCCACCTGACACACGCTTCCTCAAACGTCATATCAGGTATTTCACCAAGTTTGCTGACCCGCCATGCTTCAGCCTTTAGCTTGTCATGGAGCTCTGTCGCCTGCCTTTTGTCCTTTGTTCCAAGAGACTGTTTAAATCTTTTACCGTTCGGCAATGTGAAACTGGCGTACCATATTTCACTTCTGCGGAAGAGTGACATTTTCTTTCCTCTGTTATGCCATCACCCGCGCTCACCTTGATAGTATGCAGCGGAGACTGAAGCGCCGCAATGCAGGCTTGTCGCGTTGTGAGGTAAGGAGATTTTGGTTTAGTGGGGTCTTTGCGTGTTGCCTGTAGGCGGCCTGTTCGTATCCAGTTGGTAGCGGTAGGTCTGGATATCTTGAGAAACTGACAGGCCTCATCGAGTGTGAGGCTGTATGATTCCATGGTTACCTCTGCTTTTTGAACGCATGTCACGTAACTTCTTAATGTGTTCTGCCGTTTCGATCTCTTCTACTATCCGATCTGCATCAGCTTTATTCACAGGTTCAAAGTCATGATTAAAGCGGAACATGCTGGCGATACATGTTCTGCCTTTTCGGATGTAGTGAACTTTGTTGTGGGTAGAACGCAGGATTTTGCAGGGAGTACCGTGGTGGTCGACGTACCAGGTGTTAGGAAAAATGATTCTGAACATTTTTACACCTCAGTTGGACGATGTTGAAATTTGCTGCTTTGAGGCCATCACAGTCCCCATTGTTTGTTCTTAAGTTCGATCTCCTCCTGGCAACTTGCACAAGTCCGACAACCCTGAACAGCCAGGCGTCTTCGCTCATCTATCGGATCGCCACACTCACAACAATGAGTGGCAGATACAGTCTGGTAGTTCAGACGACGCATTTTTATTGCTGTATTGCGCTGTAATTCTTCGATTTCTGATGCTGAATCAATGATGTCTGCCATCTTCCATTAATCCCTGAATTGTTGGTTAATACGCTTGAGGGTGAATGCGAATAATAAAAAAGGAGCCTGTAGCTCCCTGATGATTTTGTTTTTCATGCTCACCGTTCCTTAAAGACGCCGTACAGCATGCTGATATGAGACAATGTTGATTCATTAAGTTGATTCCAGACTTCCTTTGGTAAAAGCTTGTATCAGTCTGTTTGCTGCTGCTTTCTGCGCTGCCACATTGGCAATAACAGATAGTTTTTCCTGGCTGGCTTTCGTGCAGATCCCCGCCCAGTTATCCATCAGAAAAAAATCCTCTCTTTCTGCAGAGCTGGTAGTTGCACATAGTTTTTCGATCATAGAAGTTATTTCTGCGATGGAATGATTAACCATCATCTGTTGAACCGCAAAACCGAAAGCGTTAATCATTACTCCATGGAACTGAATATAATCGCGCTTGTACGTAGCGTGGTGTACACCATGTCGGATTGAGTCAATCTGAGTTAATGTAATCCATGCCTCCCATACAGATTCTATATATCCCATTTCAAGTTGTTGATTGCCGTTCCTAGCGAACTTTGACGTTGCATCAGTGAGTGCCTTGAAACTCACCCACATATTACTTTTTAATGGCACTACGTTGTGTTCAAAATCGGTTATATCGGCAAATACAGTATGTTGGGTCAGGAAGGATATCATTCCCTGAGCAATATCATCCCGGCCGTTATACGCCATATTGATGGTCGCTGATGGCTTAGAAACGTTGTTATTTATGTCCGAAAAGAACTGCTGCCGGGTTTTTAGCGGCAGATTCATTGTAAGCATCATGGGAACCATGAGCGTTGATGGGGAGCTTCGGCAAAATATCTCAATGCCAGCTGCACGATGTTGACCATCAAAAAGTTTTATTTCGGCGTCGAGGGGAATTCTGGCTATACCAACATTTGTGTTGCCAAACGGTACAAATTCTATATTCGAATCACAGTTACCTACGAGAGGGGGAATGATAAAAGGCTCATTTCTTGAGTCTGCGTTAGTGAGATAATTTAAAAATTTTCGTACTCGATTTGGATTAATTTCTCGCTGAGAGCGTTCCAGTGTATGGCCGTAATTATCTGAAGCGAGGAAACGAGCCAGCGATCTTCCTGGTATGGTAAGGAAGAGTGTAACAGTACCACCCTGTACACCTTGCGATGCCGGAAATTCGAATGAATGATTACCAACCTGACTCATATATCCTCCTGTTTATTATTTATCTTCTCAGCCAGCCGCTGTGCTTTCAGTGGATTTCTGATAACAGAAAGGCCGGGAAATACCCAGCCTCGCTTTGTAATGGAGTAGACGAAAGTGATCGCGCCTACCCGGATATTATCGTGAGGATGCGTCATCGCCATTGCTCCCCAAATACAAAACCAATTTCAGCCAGTGCCTCGTCCATTTTTTCGATGAACTCCGGCACCATCTCGTCAAAACTCGCTATGTACTTTTCATCCCGCTCAATCACGACATAATGCAGGCCTTCACGCTTCATGCGCGGGTCATAGTTGGCAAAGTACCAGGCATCTTTTCGCGTCACCCACATGCTGTACTGCACCTGGGCCATGTAAGCCGATTTTATTGCCTCAAAACCACCGAGCCGGAATTTCATGAAATCCCGGGAGGTAAACGGGCATTTCAGTTCAAGGCCGTTGCCGTCACTGCATAAACCATCTGGAGAGCAGGCGGTGCGCATACTTTCGTCGCGATAGATGATCGGGGATTCAGTAACATTCACGCCGGAAGTGAATTCAAACAGGGTTCTGGCGTCGTTCTCGTACTGTTTTCCCCAGGCCAGCGCCTTAGCATTAACTTCCGGAGCCACACCGGTGCAAACCTCAGCCAGCAGGGTGTGGAAGTAGGACATTTTCATGTCAGGCCACTTCTTTCCTGAGCGGGGCTTTGCTATCACGTTGTGAACTTCTGAAGCGGTGATGACGCCGAGCCGTAATTTGTGCCATGCATCATCCCCCTGTTCGACAGCTCTCACGTCGATCCCGGTACGCTGCAGGATAATGTCCGGTGTCATGCTGCCACCTTCTGCTCAGTGGCTTTCTGTTTCAGGAATCCAAGAGCTTTCACTGCTTCGGCCTGTGTCAGTTCTGACGATGCGCGAATGTCGCGGCGAAATATCTGGGAACAGAGCGGCAATAAGTCGTCATCCCATGTTTTATCCAGGGCGATCAGCAGAGTGTTAATCTCCTGCATGGTTTCATCGTTAACCGGAGTGATGTCGCGTTCCGGCTGACGTTCTGCAGTGTATGCAGTATTTTCGACAATGCGCTCGGCTTCATCCTTGTCATAGATACCAGCAAATCCGAAGGCCAGACGGGCACACTGAATCATGGCTTTATGCCGTAACATCCGTTTGGGATGCGACTGCCACGGTCCGGTGATTTCTCTGCCTTCGCGGGTTTTGAATGGTTCGCGGCGGCATTCATCCATCCACTCGGTAACGCAGATCGGATGATTACGGTCCTTGCGGTAAATCCGGCATGTACAGGATTCATTGTCCTGCTCAAAGTCCATGCCATCAAACTGCTGGTTTTCATTGATGATGCGGGACCAGCCATCAACGCCCACCACCGGAACGATGCCGTTCTGCTTATCAGGGAAGGCGTAAATTTCTTTCGTCCACGGATTAAGGCCGTACTGGTTGGCGACGATCAACAATGCGATGAACTGCGCATCGCTGGCATCACCTTTAAATGCCGTCTGGCGAAGAGTGGTGATCAGTTCCTGTGGGTCGACAGAATCCATGCCGACACGTTCAGCCAGCTTCCCTGCCAGCGTTGCGAGTGCTGTACTCATCCGTTTTATACCTCTGAATCAATATCAACCTGGTGGCGGGCAATAGTTTCAACCATGTACCGGATGTGTTCTGCCATGCGTTCCTGAAACTCAACATCGTCATCAAACGCACGGGTAATGGCTTTTTTGCTGGCCCCGTGGCGTTGCAAATGATCGATGCATAGCGATTCAAACAGGTGCTGGGGCAGGCCTTTTTCCATGTCGTCTGCCAGTTCTGCCTCTTTCTCTTCACGGGCGATCTGCTGGTAGTGACGCGCCCAGCTCTGAGCCTCAAGACGATCCTGAATGTAATAAGCGTTCATGGCTGAACTCCTGAAAATGGCTGTGAAAATATCGCCCGCGAAATGCCAGGCTGATTAGGAAAACAGGAAAGGGGATTAGCGATTCAGGCCGTTACCGCGTCCGTCGAGAAAAACTTCCACGAGCAAATCACGGGTATAAGTGCGCTCGATGCCGCGATGCAGATATAGCCGTCCGCGTAAATTAGCTGATGCTGTCCAGGTGCCATCTTTGTGCTTAACCAGCATTCCTGGCCGGACGGCACCGCGATTGACGGTCTGTGTGCCGTAATGTTGATGAACCATAAAAACTCCTGCCCGTAAGCTGGGCTGCTGAACATATGAAGACTTCTGCGCTTAATCTGGCGGTGGATGGCCGCCGTTAGTCATAACTAAGCCGCCTCGGTGAAGCGACTGAGGTATGAAGTGTTGAGTTGATTCCAGATGGTCACACCGACGTTCACACGTCCGTTTCACCCCTCGCACTCCCCGGAACCTGCTGAAATTCAAGCTGCGGATCTAAGCGGTCATCGCAACGGTGAAGCGGGTGAACTGGTGGTTGCCCCATCGCTGTGTCGTTGCGATGGAATGATAATAGCTATTGCTATTGGCTATATCAATACGTATTGTTATTGCTTGATGCGATTGGTTATTAAATCATTGATAGCAAAAAGAATTTATTTTGTGGTTTGCATCGCGTAGCGATAGCTGAAGTGAGATTGTGGTTGTTTTTTAGACGTTGAGTGTGTTGGGGAAGGGGGGAAGAAAACCCGGCGCGGTGGCCGGGTTATGGTTTTTTCATGTATAAATTTACGAGCAAAGTTATGACTGGCATTGCAACGGATAAGAGAAGAATTCCGAGCATCCAAGCCTTTAAATTACCTGTTTTTACTTCGACAAAATCCTTACTTGCTTTATGAGATAACTTTTCGTCAATATCTACAAGTTTTTGAAGTATCGTAGAAACATCAGTTTTTATAGAAGAGGTAATTTTTGTCAGCTCTCTCACATCCGCGCGAGTTTCCGCTAAGTTTATCTTGATGTTTTCAACGTCGGCTTCAAGTTTTGCAACTCTGACCTCGAGCATGCCATTCCCCCCACCATCACTACCACCGTTTCTATGGTTATTTCTATCATCCCCCTCAGGGAAAAGAGGAGCAATATTATCAAAAGGATTCATTTATTCTGGCCCGGATGTCATTATTGGTCAACTTCGTTATTCTTTAGCCAGTAGAAAACAAGCCATGCCAAATAACTTGTAACGAATCCGCAATGTTTGCATATCACTCTAAACTCATAATCCATTAAGTTTTTTTTTGTCATATTCCATTGCTCATTACTATGTGGAGCATCAACCTTGTAAAGCCTTAAAACAGTATATTTTTCAATATTATTAAGATCTGTTTTCCCTTCCTTGCTGTTGAATTTATCCCAATGCCAGTCTTGCACTGCTATAAGTTCAGCCTTACCGCAAGATAAGCAGTTATGATTTGCCCCAACATGCTTTAAATATGCAGAAAATTGAGCGGTTGTAATATTTTTCACTTTATTATGAAAATCAGATACTTCATCACTTACAGATTTGTCATCATTACTCATTTTTGGTGCCTTATATCAAGTGATGCGTGGAGTTAATCAGGGGGCAGGTATTCATGAATATAAATAGCAAGATTTTTATCCATGCTTCCTGTACGTCTGCGGCATGCTCCCGATGACTTTCCCGAAGATGAACACTCGGTTCATCTCGTCTTTCTCGATCGGGTCCCACGGTGAGTAGCTCTTGTTATCAGAGATAACCAGCAGCTTATCCTTCATCATTTGCAGACGTTTTACATGAGCGGTTTCGTCGTAGAGGAACGCATAAATCCCATCGCCGTCGAACGATTTGACGCTGATATCGACGAACAGCAGGTCACCTGGTTCGATCGTTCCTGACATGCTGTCGCCACGCACGTTAATGATGCGGATGTTTTCTGCTTTGCGGCCATCAAACATGTGACGCGCATCATCATGGGAGTACTCAACCGATCGCAAAACTTCAACGAACTCACGGTTAATGACGCCTGGCCCTGCACTTACTTCCATATCAAGAACGTCAATCTTGAAGTATTTGGAAGAGCAGGTCGCCGGTTTTCCTGGCTGAACGCCATTATCCCTCATAGGGCCTATGCCTGAGGAAAGCCATTCAGTGCGAACCCCAAGTGCATTAGCGATTTCGACAATTCTTGTAGATCCGCGTGCATTGCCGCTTGTCAGTCTCCAGATTGTGGGTTGAGCTACACCAGACGCCTTTGCAAGAGCGCCTTGAGACATTCCAGATTGTTCCATCGCTAGGTTTAAGCGATCAGCAAGAGTTTCTTTTTTCATAAGTTTTAATTTATACGCTTGCGTATCGATGGTCAAAACACGTTTTGCTATTGCTATGGTTAATACGCATTGCTATTATTTGTTCATTGCAATACCAATAGGAATTGATAATGACAAATCAAACCATTCAACTCGCAATCAGTATTACAGGTAGTCAAAAACGACTGGCAGATCTATGCGGTGTAGCCCAACCCACTGTTTGGCGTTGGCTACACGGTGGCGGAATTGATGCCCGCTATGTAATGAAAATTGTCTCAGCCACTGGTGGAAAGATTAAACCAGCAGATATTCGTCCCGACCTCGCACCATTGTTTAACGCGAGTAATTCTGCCGCCTAAACTGCGGCGTTAACTGATAAGGCAATGACTATGCAACCACTTACATACCAACAGACTAGCGGATTTAGCCCGACTGCGGTGATAAATCGTTCTCAAACAAAACAAGCTCCAGGCCACGAAAAAATCCGTGATGCCGTCCGCGCCTGGTCGGCTGCAGATAATCAGGATGTTGTTGCCGCACTCATTGTGAATGAGTATCGGGAGCAGGGCGGCGGCACCATCGATTTCCCTGATGATGTCAGCCGTGCACGCCAGAAGCTGTTCCGCTTCCTCGATAACAAATTCGATTCTGAAAAATACCGAAATAACGTGCGTGAACTGACCCCGGCAATTCTGGCGGTACTACCGCTGGAATATCGCGGTTACCTGGTTGAGCAGGATAGCTTTATGGCTAGGTTGGCTGAAATGGAAAAGGAACTCAGTGAGGCAAAACAGGCTGTCATTCTCAACGCACCACGCCACCAGAAACTGAAGGAAATTAGTGAAGGTATTGTGTCGATGTTTCGTGTGGACCCAGATCTGGCTGGTCCACTGATGGCGATGGTCACCACCATGCTGGGGGCAATATGACAGGTTCAGAAATGGCGAAAGCCGGTCTGCTGGAACAGAACCGACTTTCAGGTGCAAATCGTAACGCACTCATTGCGGGAGGAATTATGGCAAACACTGCTGAGATATTCAATTTTCCAGTGCCGGATGTGGCACAAAAGGAGCCGCGCGTGGCAGATCTCGATGATGGTTATACGCGCATTGCTAATGAGTTGCTGGAAGCTGTGATGCTGGCCGGATTAACACAGCACCAGCTTCTGGTCTTCCTGGCTGTCATGCGCAAAACATATGGCTTTAATAAAAAACTGGATTGGGTGAGCAACGAGCAATTTTCCGAGTTAACTGGGATATTGCCGCACAAGTGTTCTGCTGCAAAAAGTGTTCTGGTAAAGCGTGGGATTTTAATTCAGAGCGGGCGGAATATCGGCATCAATAATGTGGTCAGTGAATGGTCAACATTACCCGAATCTGGTAAGAAAAATAAAGTTTACCTGAAAGAGGTAAATTTACCTGAATCAGGTAAGAAAAGTTTACCTAAATCAGGTAAAGGCGTTTACCCGAATCAGGTAAACACAAAAGACAAACTAACAAAAGACAATATAAAACCTTTTTCGTCCGAGAATTCTGGCGAATCCTCTGACCAACCAGAAAACGATCTTCCTGTGGTGAAACCGGATGCTGCAATTCAGAGCGGCAGCAAGTGGGGGACAGCAGAAGACCTGACCGCCGCAGAGTGGATGTTTGACATGGTGAAGACCATCGCGCCATCAGCCAGAAAACCGAATTTTGCAGGGTGGGCTAACGATATCCGCCTGATGCGTGAACGTGACGGACGTAACCACCGCGATATGTGTGTACTGTTCCGCTGGGCATGCCAGGACAACTTCTGGTCCGGTAACGTGCTGAGTCCGGCCAAACTCCGCGACAAGTGGACCCAGCTCGAAATCAACCGTAACAAGCAACAGGCAGGCATGATAGCCAGCAAACCAAAGCTCGACCTGACAAACACTGACTGGATTTACGGGGTGGATTTATGAAAAACATCGCCGCACAGATGGTTAACTTTGACCGTGAGCAGATGCGTCGGATCGCCAACAACATGCCGGAACAGTACGACGAAAAGCCGCAGGTACAGCAGGTAGCGCAGATCATCAACGGTGTGTTCAGCCAGTTACTGGCAACTTTCCCGGCGAGCCTGGCTAACCGTGACCAGAATGAACTGAACGAAATCCGCCGCCAGTGGGTTCTGGCTTTCCGGGAAAACGGGATCACCACAATGGAACAGGTTAACGCAGGAATGCGCGTAGCCCGTCGGCAGAATCGACCATTCCTGCCATCACCCGGGCAGTTTGTCGCCTGGTGCCGGGAAGAAGCATCCGTTAACGCCGGGCTGCCAAACGTCAGCGAGCTGGTTGATATGGTTTACGAGTATTGCCGGAAGCGTGGCCTGTATCCGGATGCAGAGTCTTATCCGTGGAAATCGAACGCGCATTACTGGTTGGTTACCAACTTGTACCAGAACATGCGGGCCAATGCGCTGACTGACGCGGAATTACGGCGCAAGGCTGCCGATGAACTGACCTGTATGACAGCGCGAATTAACCGTGGTGAGACGATACCTGAACCAGTAAAACAACTTCCTGTTATGGGCGGTAGACCTCTAAATCGTGCACAGGCTCTGGCGAAGATCGCAGAAATTAAAGCTAAGTTCGGACTGAAAGGAGCAAGTGTATGACGGGCAAAGAGGCAATTATTCATTACCTGGGGACGCATAAGAGCTTCTGTGCACAGGACGTTGCCGCGGTAACAGGCGCAACCGTAACCAGCATAAATCAGGCTGCGGCTAAAATGGCGC